ATAGACGGGAAAGTTTGTAATGACTTATCAGATGAGGGATTGCAAAAAATAATACAAGAGTTATCCGATGTCTCGAATAAAGAAATGACCGCCCAATTAGAAGCGGTCAAAAAAAAAATAGATGAGGAACTACGATTATATTTCCCAAAGCTCTTTGAAGATACAACTTTAAAAGAGTATTACGACCAATTAAAGCGGAGAACGGTAATAATATTACAAACCATAATAAACGGAGAAGCAAGTGAAAAAGAAGAAAAGGAGATTGACGATATTACAGCATTATTGATCACGTACTTTAATCCGCAAAATTTTATGGGTTCGGACAGTGTAGAGATAAAGCACGATAAGCAGTTTGAAAATATGTGTTTGTTGTTATCGCAAAATTTACACGTGAATCCGAAAGATTTTAATGTTTTAGAGTATTATAACGCATTTGAGTATATTAAAGAGACGGCGCGGAAAATGCAAATGCAGAAAAAGGCAAAATAAGCCGATTTGCGGCACTTTTATTCTTTTTGCGATGTTGGATATACCCAAAGAGACAAAAACGAAATAGCGGACATAAAACAAACGAATAAACGAATTAAAGTTATGGTAAATAACAATCCTATAAAATACAGTGATTTGATAAGTCCGGATAATTCTATTACGGATTTGATAAAGCAATTAGATACGCTTTCCGATTCTTACACCAATGCTTTGCAAAATATAAAAAATGAAGCTGTACAATTAGCATCTATTTTGCAAAGGGTATCGGGGGCAACAGAAGAAGGGCGTAAGGCAACAAAGAAAGCCGCCGATGATGCCGACAGGTTAGCCCGGGCGCAAAAAGAATTGGCCTTTGCGGAAAGTGAAAACGCAAAAAGAATATCGGAATTAAATATCGCAAAACAGGAAGCCAACCAAATAAATAAGTTGTTGGTAAAGATAAATCAATCAGCAGAGGGCAGTTATAACAGACTTTCGGCGCAATATTCGTTGAATAAGATTTATATTAACAACATGACGAAAGCCGAAAGGGAAGCGGCAGAAGCACAAGAGGGATTAATAAGTAAGACGAAAGAATTATATCAAGAAATGAACCGATTACAGCAAGAAACCGGGAAAAGCCAGTTAAATGTTGGTAATTATTCCGAAGTTTCCGACGCTATAATCAATTATGGAGATAGATTAAAAGAAAGTTTAGGTTTAAATAATGCGTTTGGGGAAAGCCTTTTATCATTAGGGAAAGGGGGCGAGCAAAGTAAGGCCGTATTTCAAGCAATGGCAGACGGCGCAAAGGCATTAGGGAAAACTCTACTTTCTTTAATGTCTAATCCGGTGTTTTTAGCGATCGCCGGTATTGCTGCCGCTGGTACAGCGTTTAAATTTTGGTACGATTATAATTCCGGTCTTGTTGAGGCAACACGATTAACGCAGCAATTTACGCAAAAGCAAGGAGATGATTTAAAAGCGTATAGAAACCAAGTGCAAGCAATATCGGAAACTTTTAATGTAGATTTTAAAGAAACATTAATTGCCGCAAATGCTGTCGCGCAACAATTCGGTATATCTGCCGATAATGCTTTAAAGTTAATACAAGACGGTTTTATTGCTGGGGGAGATGCAAACGGCGAATTTTTAGATTCGTTGAAAGAATACCCGGCATATTTCAAAGAGGCCGGAATATCAGCCGATCAATTTATTGCGATAGTCGCCCAAACAAACAAAATGGGTATTTTCTCCGACAAAGGTGTAGACGCGATAAAAGAAGCCAATATACGATTGCGAGAAATGACAACAGCAACGGCCGAAGCATTAGAGGGAATTGGCATATCGTCCGATAAAGTTCAAGAAGAATTACAAACGGGCGCAAAAACAACATTTGACATAATGCAAGAAGTATCAATGCGGTTAAATGAGTTGCCGTCTTCGGCATCGGCTGTTGGTACAGCTATTGCGGATATATTCGGTGGCCCGGGAGAAGATGCGGGATTGCAATATTTACGTACACTTAAAGATATAGAGTTAAATTTAGATGAGGTAAAAAAGTCTACCGGAGAACTGGGCGCACTTCAAGAAGAATTACTACAAAGTCAAGTGCAATTAGATAATACCATTGCGGCTATTTTTGACCAAACAGGCGGCGGATTTGAAACACTAACAACAAAAGTAAAAGTGTTTGTAAATGACACGTTAACAAGCCTTTTAAATAAAATAATTGGGATATATAATGCTGTCGTAGAGTGGTATAATGGTAGTGTCGAGGTTAGAACGGTTGTAATGTCTCTTATCGGGGCATTTCAGACTATATATAATATGCAAATGAATATTGCAAAGTTGGCGTTTCAGACATTGAGAGATGTAGGAGATGCTTTAATTGCTTTGTTTACTTTGGATTTTAGCGGGTTAAATGACGCTCTTAATAGATTTGGCAATGACGTTGTGAATTTCATTACAGACACAGCCCAAGAAACCGCCGAAATATTTCAAGAACGTTATAATGACATTGATAAAAAATTAAAGCCTATAACTATCCCGGTGGTCGTGGGTAATGCCGATACGTCTACAACAAATAATAATAATGGAGATACAGGCGGTAGTACTGGAAGTGGGAGCGATACAGATACAAGCGATAAAGACGTTGAAAATATATACAAACGTACATTGTCGATACGTCGTAAAATGGAAGATGAGCAATTAGCATTGGAAAAAGACGAATGGGAGAAGCGTAGAAAACAAACACAAAATCAATATACAAGACAGATAGAAGATTTAAAGCACCAATTAGCTACTGAAAAGAATTTAACAGAAGCCGATAAAGAGGCTATAAATGATACCATTAAAGCCCTTGAACAACAACAAACAAATGAACTTTTAAAAATAGAGGAAGAAAGACAGTTGAAACTGTTAGAGGCGCAAAAAAGAGGTCTTGAATTAAGATTGGCAGCCGTTAAAACAGGCAGCGAAGAAGAAAAAAACTTACAATTACAATTAATACAAGTAAATAAAGATATTGCTTTAAGGCAAAATGCCGCTTTACCGGAAAGTGAACGACAAGATGCGGGTATAATATCGGCAGGATTCGATAAACAATCAGCCGATACAACAACTAATTTCGATCAAAATAGGCTAAATGTTTTATTGCAGCAACAACAGCAAGCAGAAGCCGAAATAGATTTGCTTGATACGACCGAAAAAAGAAAAACCCTGCTTAAATTAAAAGCGGAAAAAGAACGGTTAGAAAAAACGTTAGCTTTACAAAAAAAATATAGTAATTCATTCACGACCGAGCAGGTAAAAGAAACAGAAACACAGATACAGGCAGTAGACCAAAAAATAAAAGAGGCCGAGCAGCCAAACGATATATACGATTTATTCGGTTTAAATCTCAATGATGATCAAAAAGAAGCAATAAATGAATCTATTGATTTTGCAATGGAGCAATTAACCACTTTTGCAGAAAAACGGGTAGAAATAGCAAATCAAAATCTTGAAAGAGCAGATGAAGAAGTTGAAAATGCCCAACGAGTATTAAACGCCGAAATTACTGCACGAGATAAAGGTTACGCTAATAATGTTCAGAATGCACAAAAAGAATTAGAATTAGCCAAAAGAAACCAACAAAAAGCGTTACAAGAACAACAAAAGGCATTAAAACAACAGCAAGCAATACAAACAGTACAAGAAATGGGTAATCTTGTAGCATCTACCGCGTTAATTTGGTCGCAACTGGGGTTTCCCGCAGCTATACCCGCTATTGCTATAATGTGGGCATCATTTGCCGCTTCAAAAATAAAAGCCGCACAATTAGCAAAACAGCAAGAAACATACGGTGAGGGAACGGTAGAATTATTGTCGGGCGGTTCTCATCAATCAGGTAATGATATAGATTTAGGGACAAAGCCGGACGGAACACGTCGGCGGGCTGAGGGTGGCGAATTTTTCGCCGTTATAAACAAACGAAATTCTCGCCGATTTAGGCGTTATATTCCCGATGTGATTAAGTCTTTTAATAATGGTACTTTTGCGCATAAATATTTAAACTCTTATAATATGGACGGTGTAAATGTTCAAATAGATAATACACCCAATTTAGACGAAATGGGTAAAGATATAAGAGCCATACGAAAGCAAAATGAATCAAAGAGATATATAGACGGAAACGGTAATACAGTTATAATAAACGGAAATCATAAACGCATAATAAAAAGAAGATGACACCAATATATAAGTTTTATATACAAACAGAGGATAACGGAGAAAAAACACAGGTATATCCGTCCTACAAAGATGATTTATCGGTTGATTATGAAAAAGAATCGGGAGAGCAATTTTTCCGGGTCTCTTTATCCGGTACTATGTTCTTTTTTAGAGATGATTACGACTTAATTATGTCCGCTCCTTTTGATACAATCTATAAGTTGTATATTGAAAAGTCTAACGATTGGGGTATGACTTACGAAGAATACCACAAATATAAGTTTATGCGAACGGATTGCACTATAAGTGAAGATGATAAAACCATAGAAGTAAAAATGTCGTCTTATGATGATTACGACGACATAATAAATGAAATGGATTCAGAATACAACCTTATAGAGTTGTTGCCGGATATGGATAGTATATCAATCGCTAAACGTCCTATATTGCAGATATACAAAGAGTATGACGAAACAATTAATAATTTTGTAGGTGGCGGGGCTTCGTTTGAAAGCGATGCAAATGTTACGGGCGATCCACACGCATTATATACACTTTATCATTTTTACCCTCAAATAGCGGTTAGTCAAGTAACTTTAACGATTGCGCCCGGTGCAACTTATAACGTTACGGGCGTTTATGCAGGTAGTTTATCTTCCCGAATATCGTCTGACGGCGGATATATAAGAATTATTTTTGAGGGCACATTATACGCGAATGATAACCCCGATTATAAGTTGTTAGTTACTTATTATTTTACACTTGATACAGGTGTGCAATATTTGGCAATGGAAGCGCAAACAATAAGCGGTATGGCGGTTGGTAGTGTCGTTGTGCCGCCACAAGTAGCCGAATTGCGAGATCGTACCGGCACAATGGGAGAGGGTAATTATTATTATACGAGTTTTATACGTGGTATATGGGCGCGTTATTTGTTAGATGTAGAAAATTATCGGGGGGGTACAACTTATCCGATTGAACAAATAGATGTGGCTGCCGATACGCGAAATTATACACGTGTTTTTCCGTATAGTATAAAAGTCATTTCTATTTCTACAATGTTTTCAGATGATCCAACGCAATATGGTAAAACCAGTTTAGGGAAATATTACATGAAGCCTTATTTGCCCGGAAGTACGGCATTTTATCCAGTTGCCCAAAGCACATGGAACGCTTATTGGTCGATTTGGTTCTCATACTTCCTTGCCGATAATGAGTTAGAGAAAGACGGGCGCAAGTATTATACTTTGCGGGACGCTTACTCTTTTGCATCATGTATAAACGTGTTGTTAAAAGAAATTTCCCCAAATATAACGCATAAAGCGAGTAAAGAATATAGCCAATTCTTATATGGTGATAAGAATCCTATAAGTGGAGATAAGTTTTATTTATATCTCACTCAAAAAACAAATATAACCGCCGGAGAATACACGCAACCTGCAACAAAGGCAACGGTAACATTACGGACTTTGACAGACTTTTTAAAGAATGTATTTCAATGTTATTGGTATATTGAGGACAATAAATTTAAGATAGAATATATTTCATTCTTCGAGAATGGCGGCTCTTATGATGCACCCGAAGATATACCGGCAATAAATCTGAACAAACGAGTAGTAACAAGAAATAATCTAACATGGGATTATCAAAAGAACAAATATTCTTTCAGTAAAGAAGATATGCCGCAAAAATACCAATTTGCATGGGCAGATGAGGTGAGCGAATCATTTACGGGGCTACCAATTGAAATTGTAAGTAATTATGTTGAGAAAGGGAAAATAGAAGAAAAAAATATATCAAACATAACTACCGATGTCGATTATATGTTGTTGAAATCCTCGGGCATTAGCGAAGACGGTTTTTGCGCAATGGCGGCAATCGGTGCAAATGCTTTGTTAGAAGATGATAGCGAACAATATCCGGGTTTTGGAGGTACTTCGGCGAGTGCTTCCGGGAGTTGGGTAAATTCTTCCCCGGGTTATGATATAGATACACGGTATTACGGTCGAAGTGCTACATTGCAATTTACCTCTACCGGCACAAATGGCACAGGGTATATATCGGGCGTAAAAAATGACAACACAATTGTAAATATAACCGGCTTTCAAATGAACGGCGGAGCGCAAAGAATAAAAATGACAATACCCACCGATATAAAAGAGTTAGTATTCCGTATTCAAAATGGTAATATGAGAGCGTATGTAACGGGGTTATTTGTAGACGGTGCGTATGAATTACCCTTTGTAGAATTATCGGCAAATAATGCGAGATATTTTTTACAAAATGGATATTTGGCTTTTGTTGATTTACAACCTAAATATTGGGTGTATAATATGCCGGCAAAAAGGCTTAGAATAAACAACGAGTTGACAGAAGCGAAAATGGTTGCGAAAAATAAAAATCAAGAAATAACCTTTCCGGCTGGGGAAGATGATCCAAATATTTATGGATTTGTAAAAACCGGCTTAGGGTTGGGCGTAATAAAAAAAATATCTATATCTTTAACAAGCCGAATGGCGGAAACGACTTTAAAATATGATACCGAATAATAATTTAAGTCCTATCGCCTTTTATAGAAATATAAATGAGCAAATGAATAGGCGTAGCTATGCTTATGGAAATGTCTACCCTATATTCGTATCTGCAAACAGTTTATTACCGTTTCAGATAATAAGATCTCACACAGATTCAAAAGATTTTAATATACGTGTGATGAACCCGTTTACCGGTAGGTTAGTAAAAGGAATATCATTAAACATAGATGTTTATCCGTTTCCGGACTATGGCTATGATATTCTTTTATATAACGGGGGAAATATAAATTTATATTTACCAGAATCCCAATGTTATTTAACCTTTTCCGACGGTGTAAATGTATGGTATTCGGATATAATTGTTCCTATCAAAGATTTATCGCCTTATTTGTGCCTACAATGGTATGACACGAGCGATTTTATATTCCCAGCCGGGGCAATAGTATATAAATCCGATTATAAAAACACTATGTATTTTATAACCGAGTTGGGGAAGCCCGAATATACATTTGAAGATGAGGGAGAGGAAAGGGACGGTTTTTTCTTCCCCGAAAAACTGTTAAGCTATAAAACATACAAGTTTAATATTTTGGCAGATGAGGCAACGTGCGACGTGTTGAGAATTGCCCAGTTAAGCGATATAGTTATGATAAAAGATAAGTACGGCAATACTTATCGCGCCGATACTTTTCAAATAAACCCAAAATGGGAAGATCAAGGAGACTTAGCAAGTGTAGAAGCGAGCTTCACAACTTCAACCGTAATGAAGAAATGCGGGTATTTGGGCGTATCAAAACACGATTATAATAACGACTTTAACGAGGACTTTTACTAATAAAAATTTAACCTTATGGCAAATTATTCTAATATCCGAAATAAGATAATATCGGATATAAAACCAAACAACAACCAAGAAATAACCGGTCAAATAATGCAAGATACCTTGCTACAAATGGTATCATTGTTACAAGACGGTGGGTATTTATTTAAGGGCGGTGCAACAACAACTACTAATCCAATAGTTGGCGATTCAAATGTTTTTTATTTAGCCAGTGTTAAAGGTACTTATGCAAATTTTGGCGGTCTACAAGTTAATGATAATGAGTTGGCCGCATTGGTGTATAATGGAAGTTGGTCTAAAATATCAATTGACAATCAAATTGCCCACCTTAAAGATATTTGGAACGTCGAATATTTACCGGTATTCTTTTTGCGCGTTGAGTTTAGCAATGATACAATTGCTAAGATAAGTATAGATGATGTCATAACAACCGATTTCGAGGCAATTATAGACGATCTTATAAATAAAACGGCGTTTATTTTTGCCTATAACTCTGTTAATGGATCATCGGAAGTAAACGAATTTTTATCGCCCGTTTCTGTACGTAAAACAGAGGCCGGCGATAGTGTAGAGTTTATATTTGACGGTATAAACAGAAATAGATATAGGGTTGTCGTCAATTATAAAGACTTATCGATTCAAAACCAAGCAAGGCAATTAATATTTTTGCCTAATGTTTCAACGTTTCGAGACGGCTTAATGAGTAAAGAGGATAAAACAAAATTGGACGGCATCGAAGTAGGGGCAAATAAATATACACTTCCAGTGGCAACGGCTTCGATTTTGGGCGGTATAAAGAGTGGCGGCGACGTAAGTATAGGTACAGACGGCACAGTTACAGTGAACAACGCTACAAACGTCGAGAATGTCCCAGTTGCGACAACAAGTAAAATTGGCGGTATAAAGGCCGGAGCAAATATAACGGTTGACAGCAACGGCGGTGTTAGAATTACGTATGCAGAAGTTGCAGGAAGTGCAAGTACGGCAGATGAGGCAACAAATGCAACTTACGCGCAAAATGCGACATACGACAATGCTGGCAATAAAATAGTAGACACTTACGCCAAGAAAACAGAGTTGCCAAAGATTGCGACTTCAACAGTGGCGGGCATAATAAAAGGCGGAGGCGATATAGCAGTAGCAGCCGACGGTGGTGTTACTGTTAATAATGCCGGTGTTGCACAAATGGCAATGCAAGATAGCTCGGGGAGAGTTATAGTGAATACTTATGTGCCGAAAACACAAGTTGCAACCTCATCGGCCGCAGGTCTTGTTAAGTCCGGAAATGATATAAGTGTTGCGAGCGACGGCACGGTAACTGTAACCTCGGCAACAACGGTAGACAATGTACCGGCGGCGACTTCTTCAAAAATAGGTGGTGTTAAGTCCGGTGGCGACATTCTTGTTTCTTCGACTGGTGAAGTAACCGTGAACAATGCAGCATCGGCAGAAGAAGCAGTACACGCAACGAGGGCAGATAATGCCACTAATGTAACTAATGTCCCAGTTGCGACAGCTTCAGCCCTCGGCGGTGTGAAGTCGGGAGAAGATGTAGAGGTGGATAGCAGCGGTATTATAACTGTGCATTTTGCCGAAAAAGCGAGTGAAGCCGATTGCGATGAGAACGGGGACAAAATAGTAGATACATACGCCCGTTTCGATGAGTTACCTGTTGTGGCAACGGCGTCGAAAGCCGGACTCGTGAAGAGTGGCGGCAATATTACCGTAGCATCGGACGGCACGGTTACGGTGAACAAAGCCGCTGCGGCAGATATGGCCGGCCATGCCACGGAAGCAGATAGGGCCACGAACGTAACGAATGTGCCCGTTGCTACCTCGTCAAAAATTGGCGGCATTAAAAGCGGCGGGAATATTACCGTAGCATCGGACGGCACGGTTACGGTGAACAAATCACTTACAGCGGATATCGCAGAAGAGGCATCACATGCCTCCAATGCAGATGTTGCGACGTTGGCATCTACGGCCTCTATTGCGGATAACGCCGCGACAGCGGACAGGCTTAATACCGCGTCGAATGTTGCCGGAGACGAGGATATGCCCGATACGGATTCGGTACAAAGTTTTTCCGGCTATGTAGGGAATGACAAAACAAATAAATGCCCCATTCTTAGCGTTACGACCGAATTTCTTGACGGCACTCAACAGTTGAGCCTTCAAATCGGATATTCCGCAGAGCACGGGCTAATGTGTCGAATAGGGGGAAGAAATACCAACGGAGAATTTTCATTTTCAGATTGGCAGAAAATCCTGACGCAAGATATTTGAATCTTGACGTTTTTATTGTATTGACATCTAACGATCTTTTAAACATGTACGATCTGACGGAACAAATATTGACAGACACGGCGCGGGTGATGTCGCAGGAACGGAGCGTGATAAACGGGGCAACGGCGATGTTCGTTTCTCCGGTGGTTGACTTTTACCAAAGCATGAGTCCGTTCCTGTTGCTGGCTTTGGTGTTGATTGTTGCAGATACCCGCTTCGGTGTGGCTGCTGCGCGGAAACGGGGGGAGCGCATACGCCCCTCTCGGAAATGGAGGCGGGCTGTGAACAAGCTGGTGGATTACATCTGTTGGGTAACGCTGGCGGGCATCATGGGGAGGACGTTCGGTGAGGTGCTGGGCATTCCGTTGCTCTCGGCCTTGACGTTGCTGTTGGTGTACGGTATCGAGCTTTCGAGCTGCTTCAACAATTATTTCGAGTACCGAGGCATAAAAAAGCGGGTGAATGTATTTAAGTTGTTCGGTCGCCGTGAGGTCGAGGAGGTTCTCGAAGATTTGCCGGATAAAAAGAAGGAGGAAGAAAGATGAAAAGCCCTTACTTCTCCGTCAAAGAACTGGTGTGCAAGCACGTCTACGAACGATACGGCGAGAATGCCGCCATGTTCCTCGACGAAAAACTCATCGAGACCCTGAACGTGATACGGGAGCAAATCCTATGCGCCCCCATGACCGTCAACAACTGGCATGCAGGAGGAAACTTCACACAACGAGGTTTGCGGTGCAACATCTGCGAACTGGTGAAAAGCAAGACCGATGCAGGAAAGCTGTACCTGTCGGCCCACATGTTGGGAAAAGCCGTCGATTGCAACGTCGAGGGCATGACCGCCGAAGAAGCCCGCCGGCTCATCATCGCAAAACAAGAACTGTTGCCGTACCCCATTCGATTGGAGGACGGCGTATCGTGGCTGCACATCGACGTGTACAACAATGGCAAGGGCGAAAAGGTATATCTTTTTAAAGCATGATTATGAAAGATGACAGGATTCCGGCGATGATAACGGTAACGATATTTGTTTTTATCGCTATCGTGATGCTGCTTTTCTCGTCGTGCCGGACGTCTCGGCAGGTGGTAGTGGTCGAGGCACGGGACAGCGTGCGGGTAGAGGAACGGATAAGGGAGATAAAAGTAACGGACACCCTTTTTGTGGAAGTCCCGGGGCAAAAGGAATCGACGACAGTACGGGATTCCGTCTCCCACCTCGAAAACGATTATGCGGTAAGCGATGCCCGCATCACGGCCGACGGCTCACTGTACCACTCCCTCGAAACAAAAGCGCATACCGACACCCTTACAGGGGAAGTATCGGTGCAAGTCCGAGACACGACTATTTATCGAGAGAAGGTCATACCGAAGGTCGTTACCGTCGAAAAAGAACTATCCCGTTTGCAAAAAACACGAATGTACATCGGAGACGTATTTATAGCCCTTATCGTCTGCGCAGCCATTGTTTTTATTATGAAGCGAGTAATATAAACGATATGAGACAAACGTTATTTTCAAATATTGTAAACGAGGGTGCGAAAGAGACCGAGATACCGGCAGATAGGGATAGTTATCGCCAAAATACAGAGATACTTTTACAAGATGTTAAGCAATATAAGACGCGTGATAGTCTTAACGCCGTTAAAGTGGGTGTATTAGAGCTTAAATTATCGGAGTTAAAAAAGTATCGGGCAAATGATATGGCGTTAATAAAGACATTGCAAACGAAGAATCGAGATTTGCAAGCGATAACAACTTCACAAATGCAAACAATAGTAGATCTGCAAACAAATATACGCGATAGTATTATTTTTTTGCCGGGCGATACAATTGTTTTGCGGTGTATCGATGTTGTAAATAACTGGTTTGAATTACACGGTTGTGCCACTTCTGACGGGCAATTTATAGGCGAATGTGTAAGTAGAGATAGTTTGCTAATAACAGAAACGGTAAAATATAAAAGGTTTTTAGGCTTCTTGTGGAAAACAAAGAAAATAAAGAACAAAGAAATAGATGTTGTTAGTAAAAATCCGCACACTCAAATAATGGGTGTTGAATATATACAAATAAAAAAGTAGGTAAAAAGATTGTTATTAACGGCCGATGTATTTTTTACTTCGGCCTTATTTTTTCTTTTTTGGGGATTTAACGCAAAAAAATAGTTAAAAGTTTTGGTAATTAAAATAAAGTGCTTATATTTGCAATATCAAAGATGAGCGACCGGGCGGTTTCCCGGGAATAAAAAAGAAAAGAGTTATGAGTACCGAAAAACGTAGTGCATTAAAAGAGGTAATGATTTTGGCGTGGCAATTTGTTAGACAAAATGGTTATGACTTATCAAAAGCATTAAAATGCGCATGGGCAAATATAAAGTTACATCGAGCATTAAAAGCAAGAATCGTAAAATTTTACTTTCAAAAAGTAGACGGTTCTATTAGAGAAGCGTTCGGGACATTGAGAGATGATTTGTTGCCGGAAACAAAAAACGACAACAGAAAGAAAAATAATACTATACAGGTATATTTTGACACAGAAAAGAGCGAGTACAGATGTTTTAAAAAAGCTAACTTAATAAATATCGTATAATGGATTATTTAAGGGATCTTCTACAAGAAAATAGGGTAAAGTATGCAATAAATGTTTTATCTAAATTAGGGTTTATGGTAGAAAGGGTAAATATTTCAACGTTAAAGTTTGAATATAAGGGTAGTGTTGTTCTTTTATATCCATATACAGGGTGGTTTACTGGTAAAACAGTAAATGACGGTAGGGGTATTAAGAATTTAATAAAACAATTGACAAAAGAAGTATAGTTATGAACGAAATAAAGAAATTACGAGAAAAATATAATATGTATCTTTCAAAGAGAGATTATACTAAGGCCGTTGAGGTAATGAAGAAGATAAATTCTTTATCTCAAATTTACGAAGAACGGCGGGAAGTCGCCGTAAAAAGCCTATTTGATTCTTTATCGAAAGAAGATATAAATAAAGCGACAGATTTATGTACATTTTTAACTATATATGCAGATCTTTTACAAAGCGCGGCGACAGATTTGCAATCTATTTTAACCCGTGCCGATGATAGCGCAGAGTTGGCACTATTACACGACGTGAAAAAGGTTGTCAAAACTACGAATAACATCGTGCAAATAATTGACTCATTTAATGATGATGAGTTCTCCGAATCATTCGGCAATATGTGCGATTTAATTGCAATTAATGTTAAGAACATTGTTTATTCTGAACGAATGAAATGTAAAAGAAATGACAATAGAGGAGCTAAAAAATAGGCAGAATTGGACGCTTTCGCAAAAAATAGATCATTCTGTTGGAACAATAGAATCATTCATAGCAAAAACGGGGAAAATTCCCTATGTGTCTTTTTCCGGTGGTAAAGATTCGACGGTTTTACTTGATATTGCGCGGCGTTTTGTCGATAAAGACATAAAAGGGGTATTTTGTAATACTGGTAATGAATGGCCGGAAAATATACGTTTTGTAAGACAAACGGAAAATGTAGTGATTATACGCCCGCATTTAAGGATAAAAGACGTTTTGAATAAATACGGTTTCCCATTGATTAGTAAAGAACAATCACAAGGTATAAGAGAGGCTAAACACTCTAAAAGTCAAAAAGTCGTGGAGAACCGTTTATTTGGTAAATTCGGCAAAATATCTAATCGTTGGCAGTTTCTTATAAGGGAAAACTTTGATATTTCAGAAAAGTGTTGTTATTGTTTAAAAAAACGGCCGTTTTATAAATACGAGAGAGAAACAGGTGAAGTGCCATTATTAGGCATAATGACAGAAGAAAGCAAGTTAAGAACTGGCCAATATTTGAGCCGGGGTGGGTGTAATTCTTTTTCCGGAAGATTGGCAAGTTTCCCATTAAGTATTTGGAGAGAAACAGATATTTGGGAATACATACATCGTTTTAATATCTCTTATAGCCCTATATATAATGTAGCGGGTGTACATCAAACAGGGTGTATGTTTTGTGGATTTGGGGCGCACATAGAAAATATTTCAAGATTTGAAACACTTTTAAAATTACACCCAAAGGCGTATGAATGTTTTATGAATTATAAAAATAACGATGTTACATATAGAGAGGCGTTAAGACTTGTATTAAGTAAAGTGGGAAAATATTTGCCGGACGAACGTCCTAAAACGTTGTTTGAGGAATAAAAAAAATATCCGTCAGGAAAAGAGGTAAAGCCGACGGATATTTTATGTAATGGCAAGAAATGTGCCATTAAGATGCACAAATATAGGAATAAATATATTAAAAATATTTCTCCATAGTAAAAAAATAAAAAACAAAGAAAATATTTTGGTAATAAAAATAATATACATATATTTGCAACGTTAAGCCTACGCACAGGGATAGTGCGAATCATTATGAAACTGAAAAAAAACGAACAATTACAGTATTTAGCCCAAAGGGCAAACAAAGAAATAGCCATTGTTGAAGAACAAATAGTTTGTGCACTAATACAACAGAGAATGGTAGAGGATTGCCCGGACAATTACGGCGAAAGTGTTTACGACTGTCTTAGTAGAGTTGTCCTTAAATCGGAAATAATAAATATACTTAAAACAGTTGGTATTCTAAATGTAAATGAAGATGATATATACGCTTTTTTTGATCTGGTTCTCTTTGGACATGGAGATTGCCCTATATGTGGCGGAGAAATGGAAATAACCGACGGAGATTATAAAAATATAGGCGGAGACGGTTATTTGTCGGCCTTTGAATATGCTACTTTATGGGAAGAAAAAACGTGTAAAAATTGTGGTTTTATTAAATAATTATAATTATGCAGTTAAAAGTAAACGAAGCAATTGCCCTTTCGGCAGCGAATGGAAAAAAAGTCCTTAAAAAGGATATTGCCGCCCGGTTATTCCCGGGTGTGAGTACCGCCACCCAGCAAGTAAACATGACAAGTTTATGTAATGGGAAAACAAAACGAATTTTGCCCGAATGGGTAATAGTTATTTGTGAAATGTGTGATTGTACACCTAATTATCTTTTTGATTATGAAGACAAATGAAACGTTTGCAAAAACGATAATTCTTGTATTTGGCTTGTTGGGAATTGTTTGTTTAATCGGTTCTTTTTGGAACATTTCACAGTTATTTTTTGCATTTATATGTGGTATAATGGTCGCATTGGGTGTAAAAGATTTAAAAGACAAATAGTATGGAGAAGATAGCCGATAAATTACCCGTTGAAATATTGCCTAATATAACGTCAGAGGAAATGACAGCAATGTTTATTTCCAACAAGTTAGTTAAGCAGCCATATAGTATTTGGCAGTTAAACAGTTGTGGGTATAGATATTATTACAAATACAATGATTTTGGCATTCCGGAGTTTTACCTGTCAGTTACGACTATATTATCGCAAACGTTGCCAAAATCTAAGTTCTTAATTAATTGGATCGCATCTAAGGGTATAGAAGAAGCGGAAAGATATAAAAGCGAACGTGCCTCTTATGGGTCGTTTATGCACAGCGCATTTGAAGAACTGTTAATAAACAGCTCTTATAACTTAGACGATTTAAAAGACAAGTTAAAAGCATATATAGAGGCAAATAGATTGCCCAATGATTTTATTTACTATGCCGATGAGTTAAAGAAAGATGTTTTATCTTTTGCGCAATTCGTATTAGATTATGATGTTCGACCGTTGGCGATAGAAATAGCGTTAGTTCACCCACTCTATAAATATGCCGGCATGATTGATTGCCCTTGTACAATGTTATCGAGCATTGGCAAAAAAGAGCGTATAACCGCAATTATAGACTTTAAAAGCGGCAAAAAGGGCTTTTATGAAGATGCGGAGATACAATTACACATGTATAAAGAACTTTGGAATTACAATTACCCTAACATGCAGATTGATAGGGTCTTTAATTTTAGTCCCAAAGATTGGAAGAAATCCCCCTCTTACAACCTCAAAGATCAAACAGAAAGCCCAAACGCAAAAAAAATATCTGCCTTGCTTGAATTAGCAACAATAGAGGACAGCAAGAAAGATAATGTTTTTACGCATGTTTCCGGTATTATAACCTTAGACACGTCTACGGACTTGACAAAGAATATAACATCGTTAACGTTAGCAGAGCTTTTAAAGAAAGCTCCCAAAGAGCAAAAAGAGGAAACAGAATCGCAGAAAAAAACAGCGATAAAGCGGGGGCGACCAAAAAAGAGCGTAGAGGCATCAAAGAAGCCCAACAAGGCCACAAAAAAGAAAAAAGCGACAGTTATACACAAGCGGACAAATCTCCCTAAAACGGCAAAAAAAGGCAGCAAAGAAAATTTGCTAAATGAATGTCCGGAAATTTAAAAAACGATGTTTGTAAGAAGTAGTAATTATGTAACCATTTTGTCGCCCATGATAACCGTTTTAAAGTTGAAAGGCAATGAATTACTTATTTTTGCCCTTATACACGGTTTTAGCCAAGACGGGCAAAGCACATTTAAGGGGTCTTTGCAATATTTGATAGAATGGACGGGTTTAGACAAAACAACAATCATACGATTGTTAAAGCAACTTGTAGAAAAACGGGTTATAAAAAAAATAGAGTATGAAGAAAATAAAATAAAGCGTTGTGAATATGTCTCTAATTATTGGGAGATATTAGAAGATAGTACCCGGTTGCAAAATGCAACCACCCCCCGGTTGCAAAATGCAACCACCCCCCGGTTGCAAAATGCAACCACCCCCCGGTTGCAAAATGCAACTGAATATAATAATAATAATAATAATAATAATAATAATAATAATGCAGTCTCCGAGACTGCATTAATCGAGATAAACGATAAAGAGGGGAAAAATAGAAAAACATTGTTTAGAAATTCTGATATATATAAACTCGTAAAAACAGATATAAACGGGGTTATTACAGATTATTCGGGCTTTGAAAAAAGGTTTGCAGGTGTGAATTTTGAAAGGATAGATTTAATCTATTATTTTCACGCCGTTTCTGATTGGAGCGATCAAAAAGACGTAAAGAGAACAAATAATGGTTGGCTCGCAACTGTTAGAAACTTTATTCGGGCAGATGTAGAGAGAGGAAAAGTGCATTATAAATCCTCATCGGCGCAAAACGAGAATATAGACGATGTAATGATGTATTTAACTAATAGCTATGAATGAGATAGTAAAACATGATAATTTAATGATGTCCGCATATAATACGGAGAAATCGGTTAATTTAAGGAGATTTCTAAATGATTATTCGGATATTGATAGTATTCTATCTCCCATTGAACGAAATGTTTTTGACGCATCTTTGAAAACGCCTATAATAAATATAGACGATAATACATTGTTACATAAAACGGCCTCTTTGTTTAAATATATCGCCAAAGATGTAGGTTTTTTGCCGTCTGATGCTTCCGAATGGGCATATACTTGTAGTCGATTGTTGCAATTTATTAAAACTTATTATTGCAACCTCTCATTAAGCGAAATAAAGTTGTCATTTGAAATGTTGATTGCTGGTGAATTAGATGAATTTTTACCAAAGGATAAAAACGGTAATCCGGAAAAAAAACATTTCCAGCAATTTAATATTGATTATTTCGGCCGGATATTAAATGCGTATTGCCGAAAGCGAATAAATGTGCTAAGTAAGGCGTATAGTTTATTGCCGAAATATAATACCTCATCTGATGAGGATAGAGTTATATATCACAAACATATTGTTAATATCTGTTTGCATGCTTATTTATGTTATAAATACACGGGTGTTTTACGTTTACGAAATATAGATGATCTATTTGTATATAAATGGCTGTTGTCAATTGGTTATGCCGACGATATAAATGAGACGGAAAAAGATCGTGAGTGCGCGTATAATTTATATTTAAAAAGGGCAATAAATGGCTTTGTCGACAAGTTTACCGCGTTTAGAGTGCAGAAACAAGGCATTTACAGCGCAGAAATAGATAGTACTGTTTTTATAATGGCTCGTAAGAGGGCTATAAAATGCGCATTTGATCAAATGATTAAAGACGATATATATATATATAACTATATAAACTTTTGAAAATGGAGAAAATAATGATTGATTGTATTATAGGAATAGATCCGGGAAAGTCCGGCGGTTTAGCTATATGGCGACCTAACTATAAAACCGAGGTGTTAAAAATGCCGTCTAATATTTTAGATTTAAGACAATATTTTGAATATATAGCAAGTATTTGTAATCCTCTTATTTTTTTGGAAAAAGTGCAATTGCGCCCCGATGATATAAAAGACAATCCGGGGAAAGCGTTTAGAATACAAAGAATGTTGGCTGACTTTGAGACATTAAAAACGGTTATATCTGTTTGTGATATTCCTTTCGTCCTTGTTAATCCTATGAAGTGGCAAAACACCTTAAAAGTAAGAGTAAAAGGAGAGGAAAGAAAGGATAGAAAAAAAAGATTTCAAAGAGCGGCCATTGATTGTTATCCTGATGTTAAGGTTACTCTATGGAATTGCGACGCTTTATTATTATTGCATTTTGGACGTTTTGTCTTACAAAATGATTTTAAATGGGTATTGCAAAATTTGCCGAATCAAATGCACTATAAAATATTTTAACGTAAAAAAAATAGTTAAAAGTTTTGGTAATTAAAATAAAGTGCTTATATTTGCAATATCAAAGATGAGCGACCGGGCGGTTTCCCGGGAATAAAAAGAAAAGAGTTATGAATGATTATCAATTAAAATGCAAAGTCGCAAGAGCGATAGAGGGTGCATCAAGTCATACAAAATATGATTATGCCGGCTTCCAATTCGGTTATGAAAGACTTGTTTCGGTATTAAGAGAGGTTGTAAAAATAGAATGTTTCGCGGCAAAAGTAGCGGAAACTGTGTTGTCAAAAATGAATCCTTTTTCTTTTAGAGTTGCCTTTGTTAGTAAAAAACAAGCATGGGTGTTAGCTTGTGCCATTGTAGAGAATAATTTACAAGAAATGATATAATACATAAGTTATGATAGTAAAGAAATTAGAGTTGGTCAACTTCCAAGTAATTAAAGAATTTAACGCCGATTTTAGCGGTAATGTTTATTTCATTACTGGTGATAATGAGTTGGGGAAATCGACGGTGTTAAAAGCCATTGGCGCATTGCTTACCGGTAATCGTGATTCTGTTTTAAGAAATGGCGAAAACAAAGGATTTGCAAAAATGATTGTGGGCGATGACGGGGAAGAATATGAAGTTGAATTGCGTTTTACAAAAGCTAATCCACGCGGAACACTGACAATAAAACAGAAAACAACCGGTGTTCGTTCAGATAATTTATCGATGTTGCAAAGTGTTTTTGGATATACCGATTATGACGCTGTGGAATTTTCCCGTTGGTCGGAAACGGCAGAGGGTAGGCGGAGACAAATAAATGTCGTAAAATCTTTATTGCCTATCGATGTCCGAAATCGCATCGACGAAATAGATAAAAATGTTGTTCAATTAAAAGAAGAAAGAACCGATTTAAATAGAGAGATAAAAACATATTCGGCAATATGTTCGGCGGCGGAAAAAGGGCTAAATACGAATGACTTGCAAAAGTATGCAGAACCGCGAGATATTTCCGTTTTAATAAAAGAACAACGGCTAAATGCGCAACTTTTGGAAAAAGCAAAAACGGTGAGAAGTGCAAGAGAAGAACGTATAAAACAATTAGAGGAAATACCGGTACTTCTTTCGTGCGCCGAGAAAGAATATAAAGAAGCTATGAGAGATATAGACAAACAGCGCAAAAAAGCGGAAAGAGATTATCAAGAAATATTAAAGAGATTCGACGATAATAGTAAGGTTGTTGAGAGGTCTTATAAAGATCGTTTGGCCGAGATCGAAAACAGAAAAAATGATTTAGAGACACGTAAAAATAACGCGGATAAATGGTTAGCGGAGTATGATAAAAACGATCTGGAAAAGGTCAATATTGCCGAGCAGATACGCGAGGCGGAAGAACACAACAAAATGAACGCCAAAGTCGAGGATTTCTTATCAAAGAAGAAAATAAAAGAGGATAAGGTAAAAGAAGTCGATATATTAGAGGATAAAATAAACGGTTTACTTTCCGAACGTGAAACACTTATATCTACATCTAAATTGCCCATTACTGGATTATCGTTTACAGATGAGGGATTAGAGTTAAATGGAGTACCGTTTATTGCTGGGAAAGTGTCTGATTCGCAAATAATGGAAGTCGCAACGAAGCTAATAATTGCGAGCAATCCAACAGTTAAGGTATTTAGAATAGCCCGGGGCGAAAGTTTAGGCGAAAAACGGCTAAAAACAATTATAGAAATCGCGAAAAAAAACGGGTTTCAAGGCTTTATAGAGGAAGTTAAAAGAGGGCAAGAAGATTTAATTATAGAGGAATATTCAGAAAAACAATAATTATGTACGCATCTCATAATTCATTAACCGCATATCCGGTAAAACGGTGGTATATGAAACTTTTACAACCATTTTCGCGATGTCAAGAAAAAGGTATCGATGAGCAAATAAATGCTGGGGTAAAATTCTTTGATATACGATTGAGAATAAAAAACGGTAAATATGTTGTTTGTCATGGATTGGTCGAATACAATATTAATGTGTTAACGGCTATAAAAATACTTGAATGTGCCAATGTTTATTATAGAATTGTTCTCGAAAATAAATTAGGATATAGAGGCGATTCTAACAAAATAGAGCAAGAATTAGACTTTTTGAAAGGAGAATTTTTACGCTCTTATTACCCGAATTGTTGTTATATAAGCGATAAAAGAAGTTGGCATAAAATATATAATGAATATTGCTCTTTGATAAAGACGGGCGAGATAAATTGCCATGCGCCAGTACCGATATTTGATCCTTTTCTCAAAGGAAAGAAAAGGAGAGAAAAAGAAAGAGCTTTTTCTAAAAAAGATTATTCCATTGTTCGTTTTTTCGATTTTATATAAAAGTGATAAAATGGCTACTATTAAAGATATATTAAAGTTTTGGGCAAAAGAGTATGAGACAGCCGATTTTATAAAATTTGACCCTATACAAATACCTCATAGATATACTGTTAAACAAGACATTGAAATTTCGGCGTTTGTTACATCGTGGTTGTCATGGGGTAATCGTGAACAAATCATTAAAAAAGCTGACTTTGTAGACAAATGTTTATTCAATGGACGGCCGTATGATTATATATTAAATTTTAATCCGAGTTTTAAAGATGAAGATAAAATACTTTATCGGACTTTTAGATATAAAGACTTTTATAAACTTTGTGAGCGTTTAAGATACATATATCGTTTATATCCGGACATGGAAACGGCAATGGATAGTAGTTATCCGTTAGATGCGTTGCAATATTATTTTCATGATGTAAACGGCGTACCAAATGAAGATACCCGATCGGCGTGTAAACGTTTGAATATGTTTTTGCGGTGGGTTGTGCGTAAAGAATCCCCGGTAGATTTTGGTGTATGGGGTACAATTTCTCCGGCATCTTTGATTATTCCAGTCGATACACATGTTTTGCAAGAAGCATTAAAGTTAGGATTAACAAAGAGAAAAAAGGCGGATATAATAACAGCAAAAGAAATCACAAGTGAATTAAACGAAGTTTTCCCGGGCGACCCTTGTAAGGGCGATTTTGCGTTGTTTGGTTTTGGTGTTAACAGTAAAAAGCAAAACGATGTAATTTCAGTATCAAAACTTAAAATTGAAGATGTTTTGAAAATGGAAATGTTTTATGTCCATGTTTCTAACATCTTAAAAGAGTTAAAGACGATTAGAAAGGAGCATTATATAACGCTTAATGGTAAAGCGTCGCCAATAGACCCGTTTATAGATATGAATGTAAATGACTTTATTTCTTTATATACTGACGTTATAAATAAAATAAGTCGTGGTTATAGCTCCAATGAAAGAACCATTATAAAACAAATAGGTGATGAGGCATTTAATAAAACAATAAAGACATTAATTCTTGATGAAAAAGAAAGAAATATGCGCAACCGGAGTTATTAACAACAACGGGGCGTTATCTATGTATATGGGAGAATTAAAACAATTCTTTGCAATGCACGCCGGCAAAAAGGTTATAGCACGTTTTATAGTTAGCAATCCCAGAACATCGGCAGCGTTACGCGGATATTACTATAATTACGTCGTGCCAATGTTTAAGTCTGCATTTTTGGATAATGGAGAACGATTAACAGAAAAACAGACAGAACAAAGATTGCGAGAATATTCTCCTATAATGTTGGAAGAATGGGTAAATGATGCCGGGAAATATGAAGCACGGTTAAGGGAGATTAGCGAGTTAAGCAATGCCGAATTAATCGAACATATAGAGACATTAAAACAACTGGCAGCCGAGGAATTTTATTTATTTATCGATGATCCTAATACTATTTGATTATGGGAAATATAGATTTATCAAACATTTGTGTGTTTGATTGCGAAACAACCGGAATACCAATAAAAGGGCAGAAATGGGAAACCGATTTTATAACTTTCCCCAATATAGTACAATTGGCATGGTCTTTTAATGGTAAAGAGCGTAATTATATTATATACCCTAAAAATTGGATAATACCCCCCGAAACAGTAAAAATACACGGCATAACAACCGAGAGAGCATTAAGAGAGGGGGTACAATTTTCTGAAATAATAGACGAATTTTTAGACGATTGTAATAACGCTTATTTGCTTATTGGGCATAATATTTATTTTGACGCCTCGATTATTAAAGCGATGATTTTGCGTGTAATGGGGCGCGAATATTATGAAGAAAAAGCGGAAAAGGCATTGTTTAAGGGAAAACGTATAGATACAATGAAAAGTACCATTAAATTTGTTGGCGCACGTTATCCGAATGGCAAACCGAACAAATACCCAAAGTTAGATGAGCTTTATACAAAGTTATTCCCGGGAGAAAGTTTTGAGGCGCATAATGCAATAGAAGACGTTAGAGCACTCTTTAAATGCGTTAAGCCATTAGTAGAATTAGGTATAATAGAATTAAAACAAAAAATATATGATGAGGCAAATAAAAACGGAGAACAAAAAAATAATTAAAAGTTTTGGTAATTAAAACAAAGTGCTTATATTTGCAATATCAAAGATGAGCGACCGGGCGGTTTCCCGGGAATAAAAAGAAAAGAGTTATGAATACAAATGAAATTTCAGCGTACAAAATCACATGGGTTGAATTTAAAAGCGTAAACGGGAAAGAGATACCGAAAAAAGATTTAAAAGTCATTAGAAGCGGTTATACACAAAGAAATTGCATTGATACAAGCAAAGTATTTGAACATTTTATGACAAGCGAGCGCGCGATAGATTATGTAAAAAATATTCAACAAAATAATTTATCGGCGGCTTATGAAGTGAGGTTCTTTACAGATAAGCAATTTGAATTGTCGAAAGTGGATTTTAAATCTAAAACGCATCAAATACCATTTACAAGCAAACAAGAAAGTGAAATGTTTATCATAGGTAAATGAAAGAAGGGTAATTACCCTTCTTTTATCCAATTAAAGAGTTTATGGGGAAAGTATTGTGTTATTCGGTAAAAATAAAGAGGATAGAAAAAATAACCGATAAGGCTTATAAAATATTCTCTTTTAATGGCATGGTAGATATATTTCCCGCATCACAGATCTATGGTATAGATACAGAAACAAAGGGGCTTTCTTATTGGGTTGCCGCGTGGATTTTAGAAAAAAAGAATATCCAATATTCGGATAAAAAGAAATGTTTCTTTGATGAAAGAGGGAATAAATACCCTTTTGTGGAGATAAAACACCATGTTCCGCAAAAATATTCAGTGGTTAATAACTATATACCCGAATTAAGAAATGAATGATAATCAATTAGAAGCAAAAAGACATTTACGAGATTGGCGTGTAGGTGCGTTGTTTATGGAAGCGGGAACGGGTAAAACGCATGTCGCGGTAAATATAGTGAATGAAACAAGTAATATAAAAGCTGTTTTATACATAGCTCCATTACGCACAATAAAACCGTTGTCAAAAGACATAACAACGGTTATAGATGAGGTTAATAAATGGGGCGGTTTTAATTGCCCGGTAAAATATATCGGTACAGAAAGTTTGCAATCTTCAAATCGCATATATTTAGAAGCAATAGATTTTATAAACACGTTTAAAGATGTTTTCTTAATTGTAGATGAGAGTTTAAAAATAAAAAATATACAGGCAAAGAGGACAAAAAGAATTATAGAGCTGGGGAAACTGGTTAAAAACAAGTTGATTTTGAACGGAACGCCAATAACAAAGAACTTATTAGATTTATATCCGCAAATGTTATTTTTGTCGCCGTTAATATTAAACATGTCTTACAACCAATATAAAAACATATTTTGCGATTATATTCAGGTTTATAAAAACGGGAAAATGATAAGAGAGTATATAAAAGGCTATGATAATGTAGATTATCTTTTTTCGTTAATAAAAAATTATGTCTTTCAATGTGATTTGAATTTAAATGTGTCGCAAATATTTGAAGATGTGCCTTATAATATAGACGATGAGAGCAAGCAAAAGTATTATGATTTAAAATCAAAATATTTATCGATTGATTTTCTGCTTAGTAGAAATGATTCTATTTATATGGAAATGGTAACAAAGATGCAACACTCTTACTGCATAACAAGCGGTAAATTTGAGGCGTTAAATAAATTGTTTCGCCGTATCGAAAAAGGTAAAACAATCATCTTTTGTAAATATATTTTAAGTCAGATAGAGTGTAAAAAAATGTACCCCGAATGTATGGTTTTATCTTATCAAAGGGAAGCATTCGGATTAAACTTGCAAAATTATTGTTATACAATATTCTTTGATAAAATATTTGATTTCGGGCTAATTGAACAAGCAAAGCGACGTACATTTAGAATGGGGCAGAAAGAGAATTGTTTTTATTTTAATCTTACCGGAGATGTAGGATTAGAAGCATTAATCGATAAAAATATAAATAGAAAAATATCATTGATAGATTACTTTAAAACCGTATCAATTAAACAAATGGAAAAGGATCTATGAAAGTATATCAAGATAAAAATGTATTTGAAGCGGCCAAAGAACGCATGAAAATAGCGTTTACCGATTTTGAAAAAGTATATATTTCTTTTTCTAATGGTAAAGATAGCGGCGTTATGCTTAATTTGGCCATAGATGTAGCGCGAGAATTGGGTAAATTACCCGTACATGTCTTATATATAGACATGGAGGCACAATATAAGCATGCGATAGACTACACGGAAAGAATGTTTAATCGTGATGAGGTAGTAGGGTATTGGGTTTGTTTACCTATTCATTTGCGTAATGCTGTATCACAATATTGCCCTTATTGGCTTTGCTGGGATAAAGAAAAACGTTCGGCATGGGTTAGAGAATATCCGAAAAATAAAAATGTTATAACAGATGAGAAGTTTTTCCCGTTCTTTTATCGGGGTATGGAATTTGAAGAATTTGTACCCGCGTTTGCTGAATGGTTCAGCGAGGGGAAAAACACGGCTTGCCTTGTAGGTATTAGAGCCGACGAAAGTTTAAACAGGTTTAGGACAATAAAAAATGAACATAAAGTACCTTATAAAGAGTATATGTTTACAACAAAATTGTTCCCGAATACCGATAAAGAAATATATAATTTTTACCCCTTATATGATTGGAAAGTAAGGGATATTTGGGCTTGTAATGGGAAAATGAAATATGATTATAATAAAATATATGATATAATGAATATGGCGGGTGTACCGCTTAGTAAAATGCGACTTTGCCAACCGTATGGAGATGACCAAAGACAAGGGTTATATTTGTTTAAAATATTAGAGCCGGAAACATGGGCAAAAGTTGTCAATAGAGTAGAGGGGGCTAATTTTGGAAATAGATATACCGAAAATGATAAAACGACACTCGGTAATTATAAAGTTAATTTACCCGAGGGGCATACATACGAATCTTATGCAAAATTTTTATTAAGTACTATGCCGCCATATCTTGCAGAACATTATAGCATAAAGATTAAGAAATTTCTTTCTTGGTGGGAAAAAGAGGGAATAGCACAAATACCGGATTTTGCCGATATGAAACAGGAATCAACAAAGAAAATACCCTCTTGGCGTAGAATTTGTAAGGTTCTTTTAAAGAATGATTATTGGTGTAAGGGGTTATCTTTTTCCCAAACAAAAAAAGAGTTAGAGAAACAAATAGAAATGATAACAAGATACGGGAAAGAATTATGATTGAAAATGTTTTAAAAGATATGCCTTTTGAAGATAAGGTAAAAGTATTTAATACGATTACACAGGAACTATATGATTGGTTAGGTATAAATCACCCAGTACTAAATGTTCAATTAGTACCTGCAAATAAAGTCATAGGAAATGATTATAATCCGAATAAGGTTGCACCGCCGGAAATGAAGCTGTTAAAACTATCCATTAAAAAGGACGGTGTAACAATGCCGATTGTAGTTTGTGATACGCCCGATAATAAAGATTATCCTTACACAGTAGTAGACGGTTTCCATAGAACGACAGTAATACAACAAGATAAGGATATAAATAATAGTTTGTATGGATATATTCCGGTAAGTCGGTTAAATAAATCGATAGAAGATCGTATAACTTCTACGGTAAGGCATAATCTCGCCCGGGGTACGCATCAAGTAGAATTATCTGCAAAGTTAATTACAATGCTTAAAAAGCATAATTGGACAAATGCGAGAATTGGTATAGAATTAGGCATGGACGCGGACGAAGTTTTAAGATTAAAACAAATAACAGGACTTGCCGAGGCATTTAAAGATGAGGAATTTTCCAAAAGTTGGATTTAAATTTTATTTTTGTCGAATACTTAAAAAAAAAGAATTATGAGTGAAGAAAAGAATGTAATGATTATCCCGTCGGAAAAATCATTTAGTCTAACCAAAGTAAAGTTGTTAAAAGAGGGCGGTTTAGATGTTCATTACGAAGTTGTAGAAGTCGTTGGTATGAGTTCTTATAATAATAAGTATCACGTAGAGAGTGCCAAAGATATACACCCGGATTTGGCGCGGTGTTTTACACAATTAGTGCCAATAATGGGGCGAATCTTTAATATAACATCTTTTTTGTCAATGATAGAAACGCCCGATTTTAAGGCAACTAAGGAGCAAAAAAATATCGCCCGGGATTTTGCCGAAGAAGCATTACAAAATATAGAAATAAGGGGCGTTTCTTTGTCCGGGAAAGATGATAATGTCGGGGTTGTAATTACCGGTTTGTTTACGGTTGCTAATGGTTATAAAACGACTATTAATTCGCCGAGGATAAAATTTAACGCCGATAGTTTCGGATTTGAAGAAGAATTAGAAAACATTATATCGGAAATAGAACAAGAAACTTACCTTTTCTTGTTTAAAGGGAAAAAAGCACAATTAGAATTATTTGATCCTAACGGAGAACCAACACCGGAAGCCGATAACGGGTTTTTTAATAACGAGAACGACGAAGAATACAGCGAATGATTGAGCCGATAAAAATAACCAATAGAGAAGAATATTTGTTTGTCATTAATAGAGGGTATTCCCCTCTATTAGACAAACGTTTTTCTTTGGATATATTTTTACGTGTAGAAATCCAACAAGAATTATTTGGGCGTGGCGTTATAGAAACCGCACAATCGAACGAGAAATTTTTCCGCTGGGTTTGGGCAAACAAGCCGCATTATTGCGAGGAAACATTACGCCCGTTATATAATTATTCTTCTGTATATTGCTCTCATATTTTGACCCGAGGAGCATTTCCCGAAATGGCGACAGATCCGAGAAATATAAATATTCTTTGTTTTGAAGCACACAACCGTTGGGAAAATGGCGATAGAAAAAATATGCGGATATATAATTCAAATATGAAATTAATAGAGTTGTTAAAAACAGAATATCAAATGTTATATAGATGAGAGTAAAAAAAAATACGGATTTTAGGGCTATTTCCCGGCGTTCTATACAAAGGGATTTTATAAGTAGAGAAAGCCGTTATAGCCCTAATAAAGTCCCACAGAGAGAAAATTTGCCGCAAGTAAATGAAATTCGCCGAATAATATTTGTAGGGGAAAATAGCGGTTATTATGGTTTCCGTTTTTATTTGATTGGTAAATTAGTGCGTATTGTAGAACATATTAGTATCTCTGAATTTTATTGCGAATTTGTACATGATAATGATAGGGTCGCTTTGAATATCGCGGCCGGTTGGTCGGATAATAAAAAAAAGTATTTGTTTGATTGTGTAAAATTTAAAGAGTAATGAAGATAAAAACAAAAACCGGTTATAAAATTGTATTTTGGTCGTTCGTGGCATTTACGGTTGTGTCTTATATATGGACGATTTCATGTATTATTAACTATATATTAATTCTGTTATGAGCGTAAATAAAGTAATATTAATTGGCAATGTGGGCGGCGATCCCACTTATAAGACCTTTGAAAATGGCGGAACAATTGCACAATTTTCGGTAGCAACTACAAAAAAAGGTTTTACTAACAAACAAGGTGTAACAATCCCGGATAAAACAGAGTGGCACAATATAGTATTATCTAATAAGTTGGCAGATATAGTAAACCAATATGTAAGAAAGGGAGATAAATTATATATTGAGGGAGAATTAAGAACACGTAATTATACGGATAATGTAGGCATACAGAGATACGTAACGGAAATTTACGGTTATTCCATGCAAATGTTATCTTCAAAGAATAATCGTAATAATATTCCCGCTCCCGAGCCGGAAGAAGAAAATAACGAAAATGATGATTTGCCGTTTTGATGAGAAAGAAATTTGAAATTACTATGATAATACCCAAGGACAGCGAATTAATCGGTGTTCGTACAGAAAAAGATACCGTTATTGTCGTTTTCGAGACAAAAGAAGTGAGGCAAAAAATAGGTTTTGCTCCGCCTATGGATAACGATAACGATAACGATAACGATAACGATAACGATAACGATAACGATAACGATGCAGTTTAAAAATAGTTGCTACGATCCGGTAAAACATGATCGTTGGCGAGCATTAACAGTAAAACAGCCATACGCAAACGATATAGTAACGCCCGCATATATGGATTGTGAGGGTCTTGTATATGGTGTTAAGTCGATAGAAGTAAGAAGTAGAAATACTTCTTATCGTGGTGATATACTTATTTGTTCTTCTTCAAAACCGGTAATACCGGGTATGGAAAGCGGTGTAACATTAGGATTAGTCGAATTATATGATGTCAAGCCGATAAAAGATTTTACTATCGACGACTGGGATAAAACACGTATTCCGAGAGATAAGCGGCCTAATATTACAAATGGGTATGGCTGGTTATTGCGGAATCCGCGCAAGGTAGTAGAAGTGCCCATAAAAGGACAATTAGGCATTTATAATTTGGTGTACACAAAGGGTGAAATAATGGAATATCCGCGTAATTTAATAATTGATAAAAAGGGGTGGGAATACATAAAAACGCAAATAAAAACGGAGAACAAAAAAATAGTTAAAAGTTTTGGTAATTAAAATAAAGTGCTTATATTTGCAATATCAAAGATGAGCGACCGGGCGGTTTCCCGGGAATAAAAAGAAAAGAGTTATGAAAACTTACACAATTTATTTTAGCGAGCCTATATGTTATAAATATATAGGCGATAAATTTAACAAGGACACAAAAAAGTGGGAATATGATGTGGAATGCGAGGAAAGGAACGATACATTTACATTTCACTCGCTTGCTTCGGCAAAAAAGCTAATCAAAGCCAACCTTGACAAATACAAAGGCTCGTGTATCACAAAAGTATGGGCAAACGGAGATTGGGAAAATCTTGGAGAAATTAATCTCAAAGGATCTAACAAAACCTTTGTAGCAAATACGAAACAAAAAACGGTCAGTTATTAATATCAAAAATATAAAATTTTGACCTTATGACACCAATAAGTGAATCTTATCTAATAGACTGCATGGAATATATGCGTAATATACCCGATAAATATTTTAATCTTGCCATTGTCGATCCTCCTTATGGATTGGATAAGAAAAGTACGCAAGGCGGGGGAAAGCTGAAAGACAGATGTTTGAATCGCGGCAACATACAGCAGTGGGATATCAGTCCTTCGCCGGAATATTTCAAAGAACTTTTCCGTGTAAGCCAAAACCAAATCATTTGGGGAGGTAACTATTTCCCTCTGCCTCCATGTCGGTGTTTCGTATGCTGGGACAAACAGCAGGTTTGGGAAAACTTCTCACAGTGCGAATTTGCGTGGACATCATTTGACAAACCAGCAAAACATATTACGATTTCCAACCGGGGAGGACAATCTGACAAGGGGAAATTCCACCCCACACAAAAACCGGTTGCCCTATACGCCTATTTGTTGAGACAATTCGCCAAACCCGGAGATAAAATCCTCGATACCCACCTCGGCAGCGGAAGCAGCCGCATAGCCGCATTCAAAATGGGATTCGACTTTTACGCAACCGAGATTGACAAAGATTATTTTCTTTTGCAAGAAAAAAGGTTTAGAAAAGAATGCTTTCGTGAAATGCAGATGATAAACGGACAAACTTGTGTACAATCCGGATTATTTCAAAGATGCAACCAAAGCGGAGAAAAGAAAGATAAAAAAGAGATAATCCCTTAGTAATTAAAACCCAAAATTTTAAAATTATGAACTTGAAAGAATTGAAAGACCGAATTATTGCGGCTTATGAATGGGACAGAAAATTTGGCGATGAGGTACGCAATGTGGAAACCTATGAAGAACTCGCCAATGTGATAAAAGACAGAGAAAATTTTTATCCTATTAATGCCAACTGGATAAGAGAATGTGAACGCCCGGACTTGTTTTTTACAGGGAGAGAAAATACAGGTCTTTTTAACAGCGGCTACCAAAACAGCGGCTACCAAAACAGCGGCGACCGAAACAGCGGCAACCTAAACAGCGGCTACCAAAACAGCGGCGACCGAAACAGCGGCTACCAAAACAGCGGCGACCGAAACAGCGGCAACCTAAACAGCGGCGACCGAAACAGCGGCGACCGAAACAGCGGCAACCTAAACAGCGGCTACCGAAACAGCGGCTACCGAAACAGCGGCGACCAAAACAGCGGCGACCTAAACAGCGGCTACCGAAACAGCGGCGTTTTTTGCAATAGAAAAAGAAACGATAAAATATTTTTCTTTAATAAAGAATCTTCTTTTACTTGGGAAGATTGGTACAGACATGAGGTATATTGTATTGTTCAGGATTCATTTGTTTTAACTGACTGGATCGATTGGGACGATATGTCCGACGAAGAAAAAGAAAATAATCCAGATGCTTATGTTAATTACGGCTATTTGCGTGTTTATACTTATAAAGAAGCGTGGGCTAATCTTTGGTCGGTGCTTACAGATGATCAAAAGGAATCGTTTAAAACGTTGCCTAACTTCGATGCGGATATATTTGAAGATATTACGGGCATAGAAATATAATCGGTCAATGTTTATTATATAGTGTCTTAATGTGCGATTAAGGCACTATATTTGTTATATATTCAGTAACATATAAAAGGCTTTAATATGGAAGATGAACATAAAAGAAAAAGAGGCCGCCAACCAAAGTTGCATAAACGGACACGCGCACAATACGATAGAGATGTGTTGTTTTGTTCTAATCTTTTTTTGCGTGGTTATACATATAGGGAAATTGCAGAAGAATTGAACAAGGTAAATGCGGAGAACGGCTCTAATTATACCATAACCGCACAAGCGGTATTTATCGATATTAAAAATTTGCTTATAGACTGGAAACGTGAGCGAATGGACAATATAGATGATTATATAACGCAAGAATTACGCAAGCTCGATAAAATAGAAGTTGAATTATGGTGCGCTTGGGAGAAGTCAAAAAAGGAAAAGAGTAAAAGTAAAACGCGCAAAGTAAGCGGGCGAAATGATAAAGTGTATTGTACGAATGTCGAGGAGGCGACAGAGACGACACCGGGCAATCCTAAATTTTTAGACTTGCTTTTAAATGTTCAGCAACGACGCGCAAAAATGTTAGGCTTCGATGCGCCGATAAAGATCGATATCCCCAATAGCAATAGAAATGAGGATTTCCCGCAATATGATATAAAATCTATTCCGGACGATTTATTATTTTCGGTTGTAGATAAATTGCAGGATAATTTAAAACGTGAGTAGTAAAGACACGTGTAGTGTATGTTTACCAAATGGCAAAGAAGAAAACGTATAAGACAAACGAAATACAACATTATTGTGGCGATTGTGGACATGGTATTTGGTTTTATGATTTTCAAAATTTAGATTTTGAAAAAAAACCTATTTTTGCCGTTGTAAATATGCTATCTACGATAATGTGAGAAGTAAATTTGCGTGTCAATTTTGGATTCCAAAGAAGCCCGGCGAATTAATAATAATCCCTAAGAAATATTAGATATGGAAGATAAAGAGCTATTGAAAATATATGCGGCACTTAAAAATAATCCTAATATATTGGTAGAAGAAGCAGCGAGAAAGAGATTAATAAATTTTGCAAGGTATATGCAAGATGATTTATCGTTAATGCCGTTTCACGTTGTTTATTATACTTTGTTGGATAAATTCGCACACGGGGAAATAAAAAAGATGATTGTACAAATGCCGCCGCAACATGGTAAATCGGAAGGGTCAAGCCGTAAATTGCCGGCTTTCATGCTGGGATTAAATCCCGATTTAAAAATTTGTATCGGATCGTATGCCGCTACCATTGCCCGAGATTTCAATAGAGATGTCCAAAGAATAATAGATACACCGCGTTATCATAAAATCTTTCCAAATACGTATTTAAATGGTTCAAACGTGGTAACAATGGCAAATACCTATTTGCGAAATTCTGACGTTATGGAAATAGTAGGGAAAAAAGGTAGTTTGCGTGTTGTTGGGCGTGGAGGTTCTTTAACATCGAAAACAGTAGATGTGTCTATATTGGACGATGTTTATAAGGATTATGCAGAGGGAAATAGCCCAGTTGTTCGCAATGCAGCTTGGAAATGGTACACAACAGTAGTAAGAACTCGATTGCATAATAATTCGCAAGAATTAATAGTGTTCACCCGCTGGCATGAAGATGACTTGATCGGGAGAATAGAAAAAAGCGGAGAAAAAATCATTGATATAAAAACATGGAACGATATAACAGATATTCCCGCTGGGGCATGGGTTAGAATAAATTTTGAGGGGTTAAAAAGTGGCGACCCGACAGAAATAGACCCGCGAAAATGTGGTGTAGCATTATGGGAAAACAGACATAGCCGCGAGAAATTAGAGGGGCAAAAAGCATTAGACCCGGTACAATTTCAATGTCTGTATCAAGGAAACCCGGGTAATGCCGAGGGGCGTTTATATCAACACGCTTTTAAAACATGGATAGAAAAAGATGATTGGGGGCAATATGTGCGTTCCGGAAATTATACAGACGTAGCCGATGAGGGCGACGATTATACTTTTTCGGTATGTTATGATGTATATAAAAGCAATAACAAAGTCTTTAATGAAAAGACGAAACGATTTGAGCCGATATTATATGCGTTAGTTACGGATATGGAGATGACACAAGAAAATTTAGATGTTACAACCGTAACTATACCGGCAATGATAAATAGAAATGGCACACAAAAAGCATGGATAGAGAGTAATAACGGCGGTTCGAGCTTTGAAAAGGTTATAACTAAAAAAGTGCGTGCGATAACTGTACCCTTTTATCAAAAAGGGAATAAAGAGAGCCGTATAATAACATCTTCGGCAATGGTTAATTCTCAAATAATAATGCCGTTTAATTGGGAGAATAGGTATAAAGATATATATAATCATATAACCACATTTTTGCGTGATTTTTCGGCAAATACACATGATGACCCGGAAGACGCTTTAACGGGTGTTTATGAAAAAGAGCTATCAGACGGTAATATATATCCGTATAGTCAAGCAACAAGAGGGGTAAAGCGTCGTAATTAATAAAATAATTGGAATTACAAAATGTTTTTCGATTTATTTTATATCTTTGCAGATGAGGGGATAAGGGTAGCCCTATAAATAACAGTATTTATAACCATTAAAATTTTGAGATTATGATTTGTAAATGTCCTGCGGAATCCACATTACCAGTTATTCCGGCAATTTCCTGCCCCGAATCATTTGGGCAAATTCAAAAAGTAGCGTTTCAGCGTCTATACAAAGACAATAATACCAAAAACTTTTTCGACAGTACAGCAGAACCGGCAAAGGATATAAAAGCGTTGGCTTCATGGACTACGTTTTTAACGGCAAGCGATAGCACGAAAATAGTTCTTTCTCCCTACATTCAAGCCCCGACAGCAGAGGCGGGAGCGGCACGAACGTTTGGCGGTGGAAATGAAACATTGGGCGGCGTTAAAGAAATTATAGGTCGAGAAGCAACGACTTTTACCGGAGTGATACGAAAAGCCCCGCAATCAGTAATTAAGTTGTTGAAACAATTGCAGTGCGAAAGTTGGGGTGATAACTTGGGTATATATCTTTTTGATGAAAACGGAGCTATCGGGGCAATTCAAGACGAAAGTACCGCTACAAAATATTATCCTATTCCTATTCGGTCGTTCTTTGTTGGTGATAAAACGTTGGGCGGTTTGGAAGCTCCGGACAGCAACGCTATACAATGGTCGTTTTTGCCGAATTGGTCGGACGACTTAATTATTATTTCGCCCGAATTTAATCCGCTTACCGATTTGCGAACGGCTTAATATTATGAGTAAAATTACAATGGTTACATTATGTTGCCCGGCGCATAATATAACACAAGATTTTGAGATAAGCCATGCCGAAAGATTGTTGAGATTGCCCAATAATGGCGGCTGGCAGTTACCCGAGAAAACAAGTTTTGAATTTGATAAGGAAAATGGGCTTAGATATAAGAAATATAAGAAACCAAATAGCAGAACCGAAGAAACGGACTGTGATAAATAGGGCTATTTTGCACCAAAACCGCATAAAGTTTCATGCGCAAACGATATTAACGCCCTATATCTATCAGCCAACAACGGATTTTTTAGCATTTGTTTCTAATCTTATCCCACACGACAAATTTAAGATCTTTAAAACATTGTTCCGTTACCCCGTTAAAACAAACGAGGTAACGGGCATTTGTTTTGATAAGTTAAGCCGTATATTTGACGGAAGAAACCCCGCTTTTAATTATCAATTTCAAAATACGGAGCAACGGGACGATTGGGAGTATTACCGGCTAACCGTATTAAAAGAGCCGACAATATGGAGCACAAAAGGGTGGGATTTTTTTAAAACGGAAATAAACAGCGTTTTAATTGTAGATCTACCAACGGAACAAAAAGATAAATACCCTATGCCATATTTCTATTGGTTGCCAATAGAGAGTGTTATAACTTTTGAGGCAGATAGTATGACGGGCGTTATGGAGTATATTATCTTTCGTCAAGATGATAAACGTATTGCGGTTATAGATGATGAGCGATATAGAATTTTCAGAGAAGAAAAGGGAAATATCGGCGAGTTGTTGATTGATAATCCGCATAACTTGGGCTATTGCCCGGCACGATTCTTTTGGAACGAGCCAATAAATTTAAAAGAACCCGATATAAAAGCATCGCCACTGACAAAAGAGTTAGAATGTTTGGATTGGTATTTATTTTACCATATATCCAAAAGACATTTGGACTTGTACGGAGCTTATCCTATATATTCCGGATATGAACAAAGTTGCGATTTTAGTAACGGGGAAAATGGTGATTATTGTGACGGTGGATTTTTAAAAGACAAACAAGGCTTTTATAAATTCGATGCTTCGGGCATTTTAATGCGTTGCCCCAAATGTGGAGATAAACGTATTGCCGGCGTTGGATCATTTGTTGAAATACCTATACCCGACGGCGATAAACAACCCGATTTAAGAAACCCCGTTCAAATATTAACGGTCGATAAAAGTAGCCTTGACTACAATGTTAGTGAGGAAGAACGGCTACGAACGGATATAATTACCGCGATTGTTGGTACAAATGAGGAAATAACCACAAGGGACGCATTAAACGAGCAGCAAATAAGGGCTAATTTTGAAAGCCAAAGCACAATATTAAATCGAGTAAAAAAAGGTTTTGAGGAAGCGCAGCAATTTGTAGATGAAACGGTTTGCCGGCTAAGATATGGTAATATGTTTGTGTCTGCAAAAGTAAATTTGGGTACTGAATTTTATTTGTATGATATAAATACATTGAGAAATAGGTATAAAATTGCAAAAGAAAGCGGCGCGAGTGAAGCCGAATTAGATGCTTTACAAAATCAAATACTTGAAACAGAATACAGAAATAACCCTACTCAATTACAAAGAATGCTTATATTGGCAGAATTAGAGCCATATAGACACTTAACCCGTGATGAGGTTATGAATTTGTACGATAAACAGCTAATAACGAAAGAAGAATTGTTTATAAAGTTGAATTTTGCAAATTTTGTTCGTAGATTTGAGCGGGAAAACACAAATATTTTAGAATTTGGTTCACAAATACCATTTACTAAAAAAGTAGAAATAATAACCAATAAATTTTTTGACTATGCAAGTGAAAACAGAAATTGAGGGGAAATTTAAAGATGTTAGCATTTTAAATGTTACCCCGGAAAACTTTATTGTTCCGAAAGGAGAAGAACATCTATACCACTGTCGTATTGAAATAAAAAAATTTGATCCGGAGACTGGGGAAAGATTGTCAAAACCTCGAATGCAAGTTTTTGGAAAAAAAATATTTGAAACATTCGGATTGCATAATTTGCGCAAGCATGGTTATACGGTGGATATAATGCACGATCCTAATGAATGGATTAAAGAGGCCAAAGAAAAGGCGGCAAAAATGGCAGAAGAAAAAGCCATAGAGGCCAAAGCCGCCGAAAGGGAGCAAATAAAGCAGGAAATTATAGAAGAATTAAAAATGGCCGGCATAATACCCGCCTCAACCGAAACAACATCAGAAACAAAAAGAGGCCGTAAAAAAGCCTCAACCGAAACAACATCAGAAACAGAGAATCAAGACATAACAGAATAAAACCTATAAAAATTAAAATTATGGCACAAATAGCACAACAAGACAATTTGTATATCCAAATAAGTGGCACACTTGCAAATATGGACGCTGACACGAAACAGAAACTTATATCGTGCATTCAGACCGGCACAATTACCGATGTTATTGTTATATCTGTTGAGGCAGCAAATAAAACCAATTATGGCAAAGTTTTGGGTTATAAAGTTGATACAACGGCGGCTAATGCCCCCAAATATACCATTGCGGTAATGGACGCTAATACCGGTATGGCGGAAAGCATAGAATTGAATTAAATCAAAGGGTAAGATTTATGTTAACAAGAGAAATTATCGTTGCAAATGCGGCTTTGGCCGGGTTGACAGATGAACAAATAACAGCCATTACAACGTTGTCGCAAAACGACGAAAACAGCGTTATAGCAAAAAAAACGGGTGAAATATACGGTGCATTAGATGCAGATGTTTTAAACGTTTCCGGGATTGCTAAAAATGGGACGGAAAAAACCTATGAATATGTAAAGCGCGTACTTTCAGAAATAAAAACGAAAGCGGAAAGCATAATCGGTTTGCAGTCTCAAATAGACAATCTGTCGAAAGAAAAAACACGTTTAGAAAAAGCTCTTGCCGACGGCGCAAACGATGCAGAGGCCGCAAAAGTATTAAAGCAAACAAAAGCCGATTTGACCAGTATTACCGCGCAATATAACGATCTTAATAACAGGTATCAAGAGGCGTTAACCAATCACGAAAAAGAGCTTTTTGGTGTACGGGTAGATAATGCTTTGCAAATAGCATCGGCGAATATGAAGTTTAAAGCCGGTTTGCCCGATAATGTTACGCGCGTTATTTTGCAGCAAGCAACGGAAAAAATAAAAGGTATGAATCCCGAAATGATTGATGACGGTAACGGCGGTAAAATTTTGGCATTTAAGGGCGATGACGGCGCGATATTGCGAAATCCTAATAACCAGTTAAACCCATTTAGTCCGGCGGAATTGTTGGCAAAAGAATTGGAAATTATGGGTGTCTTGGATAAGGGACAATCACAACGCGGTAGCGGCACAACGCCTCCAAATGCTAATAATGGTAATGCCGGTGGCTTGATTGACGTTTCGGGGGTAAAAACAAGAACCGAAGCATACGACGCAATAGCATCTAATCTTATGGCGCAAGGTTTAACCGTAGGATCAGAGCAATTTAGTGCCGCAATGACACAAGCATGGAAAGATAATAACATATCTTCTTTGCCGGAGAAATAAATTAACCGGGTAAAGGGTAAACCCGCATTAAATAACAATTAAAAAATACAATTATGAGTTTAGTAGCAACAAGACTTCAAAATTGGCGGATTGAAAACCCGGAATTTGACCGTAACATGACCCGCCCATGCGAGTATGGAGCATTGGATTTTTTTATTGAGCAAACTAATGCTGCAAGCTCTATTTTATCGCCCAAATTGCGCGAACGCGCTTTTGCGTCGATTGGTAATACCGTACAAATCCCCATAATTACTTACGACGGAAATGTACAAGTTTCTAACGTTCGTACTTGTGTAATTGCAGATGACGAAAATACATCGGCACTTTATACGGTTGTGTGGGCTACCTATGCGATAGGCTTTACAATGGTTCCCGCCTCTTATATGAACAACGAAATATCCTATGAACATGACTTTTTCCGTAAAATGGAGAAAACTACTCGCGCGTTAGCTGACGCTTTGGACAAGGGCGCGGTTGCCACGTTGGAAGCCGGTAAAACGCAAGTATTTAAGGACAAGTTAAACTATACGGTTGAGGGTTATGTTGTGGAAGTACCTACCCAAATGGCTACGGAAATTTTAGGAGATATTAATCCTATAATGCGTGCCAACTGTTACCCCGAATATATCCATATTATAGGAAATGCCGGTGTAGATAGCCTTATTAGAAAGCTCGCACAACATGGGGTATATAACGATGTTAACAAGAGAATGGAATACGATAACAAAGTATTGCATTATACTAATAATGTCGTGAACGAAGAAGGTAAAAACGGTACATTCTTTGCTGTTGCCGACGGAAATGTAGGAGTACTTACCCGTGTGGATAGAGAGGCTTTGCGCCGTACCCGTGCAAATTTCCATGAATGGGACGTAGTGCGTTTGCCTTATATTGACTTGCCCGTAGGATCTCACTATTATACAGCCGTAGGCGACCAGTCGCAAATTGCCGGAGAGGCAACGGCCGATCTAACTTGCGCCGTTAAGGAATATTTCGGTTTCAGTGTAGATGTCGCTTTCTTGGTGGCTTATAATAGCAACTCCGAAACGGTGGCCAACCCCGTTATCAAAGCCGAAATCGCTGCCCGTGCAGCAAATCAACCGCTCGGAATGCCGGTTTATGTTACGAACGCGACCGAATTTCCCTCCGGAGGGGCAGGAGCTTAAAGTATTCTTTTGAGTATTAACCGAGGGAGTGGGGAATATCCCTCACTCCCTTATTTTTTTGCTATATGTATAGAGTTAAGGAAATACAAGATGCGTTATTGCATGTTTGCGGCTGGGAACAATCGTACAACCCGGCAAATGCAATAGACGAAAGTTTGACACAAACAGAAAGCGGGCTAACCTTTCAAGGGGCGCACCCGCTTTTGACGTTAGATAATATACGATCTATAATGCCGGACGATTGGGGATATAAATACCCGGATTGGAATAATACAGAAGCGTATAAGGCGGGTATAGTAGTTCATTACGCCAACGATATAGAGGGGAAAAAATTATATTGGAAAGCTGTATCGGACAATACGAATGAGATACCTACCGAAGATTCCCCATTTTGGAAAAAATATAATATATTGTCGGACTATTTAGAGCGGTTAACGCGCAACGGAATAACCACTGTTGTACAAACATTTACGCAAATAAAACAGCTCGACAAGGAAACACGTAATTTATTAGAACGTAAAACGTTTTTTGACGGTGCAGGACGTATTCGAGCTACTTTGCAGAACTCGCACAAATTAGTGGGCTTTGAAATTGTCCCGGTTAGGGCTTTGGGCGTTACGGCCAAAATTGAGCGAATAGGCCTACAAATGACCGGAGCAACGGGAAAAGTCCGTATATATTTGTTCCATTCTTCACAAATAGACCCAATAAAAACGTTTGACTTGGATTTTACGGTAACAAATGGCGGTTTTCAATGGTTTACGCTTGCCGATTGTTATTTGCCCTATATTAGCGATATGAATAACGCCGGTGGATCATGGTTTATTTGTTATAATCAAGATGAATTACCGGCCGGAATGGAGGCAATAAATGTCTCTAAGGATTGGAGTAGAGAGCCGTGCGGCACTTGTAATATAGGTTCTATCGAAGTTTGGCGAGAAATGACGAAATATTTACAAGTAACGCCGTTTATGTATAATGCGCCCGAAACATTTGCAGAATATCCGGAATTATGGGATATTGCTTTAACCACATACACCAATACCCAAAATTACGGGCTTAATTGTGAAATAACAATCGGGTGTGATTTGACGGATTTTATAATATCACAAAGGCAAATATTCCAAACAGTAATACAGAGGCAAGTTGCGGCGATAGCTTTGCGCACTTTGGCAATGAATCCCGATGTAAGGGTAAATAGAAATCAGTCTAATGCTACACGTATGGATATTTTGTACGAATTGGACGGTAATACATCAGGTGTAAGGCCTAACGGATTGGGGTATGATTTGAAGAAAGCGTATGAGGCTTTAAAATTGGACACACAAGGGTTAGACCGGATTTGTTTAAGTTGTAACAATAAAGGCGTGAAGTATAGAACTGTATGAAACTTATAACCGATTTAAGAAAGCGAGTGATAGATTTTAATAATTTATTGACGACCGGGAAATTAATACAGCAAATTATTTTGGACAATGAAAGTTATATTGTAGATATGAACGCAGAAGTCCAATTATACGAGCAAGGTATTAATAATTTGGGTGTCGATATTGCAGACTATGCGCCTTATTCTCCTTTAACGATTGAAATAAAGCAATCAAAAGGTCAACCGACAAATAGGGTTACTTTAAGAGATGAGGGCGATTTTGAATCTTCGTTTTTTTTAGAGGTCGGTAATACCCAATTTGAAATAAAAGCGTCCGATTGGAAAACGGAAGAATTAATACATAGATATGGTCGTCAAATATTAGGATTGACAGATGAAAATATTTCGGTATTGATTTGGCAGTATATCTATCCGGATTTAAGTAAAGCAGTAAAAAATAGTGTATATGGGAAATAATACAAATGCTCCGATTGTTCAAAATCCCGAATTGTTAGACCGGATTATTGGTAATATACAAAGCGGGTTAATCGATAATATAGGGTGGTTAAATAAAGCATTTGGACGTGCCGAGCGTTTAGTGAAATATAACGCCAACAATAAAAAAATATACACGCCAAATGTATATGCGGGCGGAAATGAGTATGTAGAAGTTAGCCCCGATGCGAACATAGGAAACTTTTCTTTCTTTTGGATAGAAGATCCGCAAACAATAGATTGGACACCCAAAGTGTCCATAGGGATAAAAACGTCGTTTGCGTTAATATTTTGGTTTGATTATAGAACTATATATAACAGCCCAAATGAGAGAAATAAAGAGGTTTTGAAAAAACAGATTTTAGATATATTAAATGGTGGATTTTGGCTAAAAAGTGGGCGGATAACTCTTAATCGTATTTATGAGTTAGCCGAGAATATATATAAGGAATTTTCATTAGATGAAATCGACAATCAATTTCTTATGCACCCTTATGGCGGTTTCCGCTTTGAGGGTATTTTAGAGATAACAGAAACATGTACAGTTTAAAATATAAGTCCTATGATTATTCTATTGTTAATATTAAATATCACGATATTAAACGCTCTTACGGCGGCTTTTTTGCTATCTTTATTTCGTAAAGTTGGTATAATCGAGTATATACAAGTGCATGGTAACGACTTTTTTTCTAAAATGTTTAATTGTGATTTTTGCTTATCATGGTGGACAAATGTAATATTAGCTATTATCGTGGCTATTATTTTCATGTGTCCTATATATTTGATTGTCCCATTTTGTGCAACAGCCTTAACACGTAAAATGCTATGAGAACAATAAAATTAGCCGGGAAGAAAGTAGAGATATATGATGCAATAGAGGATTTACCAATATTGCGCTTTCACAAGTATAATAAAATGCTATTGATAGATGCGGGTATTGGGTCGGATTTGTCGGATTTTGACAAACATATCGAAAAAATAATAGGTTTTCTAAACGGGAAAACACCAGAAATGGCAGTTACAGAGTTAGAAAACATGAGGCAAAATTTATATTTTATGCAATCGCATATTTCGCCTCGCTGTTTAGCCTTTGCTACATTGGTTAAAAGTATAGACGGGAAAGTTTGTAATGACTTATCAGATGAGGGATTGCAAAAAATAATACAAGAGTTATCCGATGTCTCGAATAAAGAAATGACCGCCCAATTAGAAGCGGTCAAAAAAAAAAT